GTATACATTGTGTAGATCAAAAAACCGCAGAATTACTATACTGCAAGCTTTCTAGCTCTTTTAACAATGTAAAGCTAAACAAAATAGAAGTAGAATTTGAAGCAAGAAATAATAAGTCAACAGGTAGAAAGAAATTATGGTCCAATACAACAGAAAGAGTAAAGGCCAACAACATAATAAAGAAAGCAAAAGCAGGGTTTTACATGCCAATGGTTAACACTAAAATTTTGTCAATGGTAAAGAACGATAAGAAACACGAGATAGTAAAATTGTCAATATGGGAAAAGCTTAATACTAATGGTGGCTTTAAACAAACATAATAGCATAATAGTAAATATCTCGTGTTTTTGGTCAACATTATAAGTATTTTAATAAATAATCATAGGCTTTATCACTTTCTTGTATCAAAGAAAGTTAACTATAACTATAAGGACGTTTTATGAGTACTAAACCAGCAAAACTTAATATAGAAATTTATCAAGGTGATAGATTTTCAAAATCTTTTTCTATTAAGACAAAAACCACAGAATCACCAGATCCTGTTCCTTTAGATCTTACCGGACTTACTCTAAAGGGCCAGATAAGAAAAACTTTTGATGGTAACAACTATACAGAATTTGACATTACCATAGATGATGCTCTTGAAGGTAAATTTACTGTTTTTCTAAGCAGTCGAGATACTCAAGTAATGAAAGAAGGTGGATATGTATACGACATAGAAGTTATCGAAGACATTGATAACATTTTCAAGATACTAGTTGGAAATATAGAAATATTACCAGAAGTTACAAAAGAGGATTGATTATGTCTATTTTAACGGAAGAGGGTAACAGTATAACAGTAATATTAGAAGAAAGTGGTGTTTCTGAAGAGATTTGTCTTTCTGACGAGTCTATCAATCAGGACATTACACTAGAATTAACTGGTGAAAAGGGTCCAATTGGGCCTCAAGGTGAACCCGGTCCTATAGGCCCCCAAGGTCCCCAAGGCGAACAAGGTATAGGTATTCCTACTGGGGGATCAGCGGGTCAGATTTTAGGCAAAATTTCAGAAACCGATTACGATGTTAACTGGGTAGATGATGCAGGATTTGATCCTAATAGCAACCAAAGTATAACAGGAAATTGGAGTTTTGTAGAAAGTGTTAAGATTGGAACACAAAACAGTCCATCAAAGTTGTCTGTTTATTCTGAAGATAATCTAGCAGACACGCCAATAGCAGATTTTGGAAGACTAGATGGTAAAAGAACTTTAGCAATACGAAACTTTGTACAAAACAATACGTCATTCGAGTTTAATCCTGATAAAACTCTTTTACAAGGGAATCAGGTTAGGTTTAATTTGTATCAAGATGCTACTGTCAATTTTGCCCAATCCCATACAGGATCTACACTCAAAAGCCCAAACATGTTTCTAACCGGTAACTTTTTTGACGGTACAAACAATTTTTCTGTTAATTCCGGATTTGTTTTTACCCCCACCTACTCTGGTGGAGGCTTTTTAAGTTATAGTGTACAAAACGCAGAAGGTTTAAAAATTTGGAGGCACGAAAATAGAACACCTATAGTCAATGTCGGTAATAATTTGTTAACTAATGGTGTTTTAAACGTCACACCCAATTGGACTGGAAAGGTCGGTGTGTTTATAAAAGGCTTACCATCTCAAACAGCAAATTTATTAGAAATACAAAATTCGGATTCTACAAAATTGATGACATTCGACCCACTTGGTAAATTGGGTGTTGGAATATCATCACCTACATCTAAAATGCATATTGTAAACAATACAGCAGGTCAAAGCGCTTTAAAAATAGATGGGGGTAATTTAACCAATACATATGGTATCGATATTATAAACTCTGGACCCGGTACCACTGGTATTAGAATAAGTAGAGGAGCTTCTACGGTGGCCTTGGCTGTTTCTTTAGATGGAAGAAGTGCGAGTCGTTATATTAATAGTGGTGGTCATACTTTTAATTCTGCTGGCACCATTGGACTTTTGTCTACAGAAGGAGCGTTCAAATTCACACAAGATGTAAACAGCAAAAACTCCAGCTATTCACTGTTCCAACTAGACAATAACCTTGGAGAAAATTCTAAAATAATGCATGTTACTGATAGTACAAATGCAGAAATATTCAATATTGTAGACAGTGGTAACATAGGTTTAGGTGTAATAACTCCTACAGAAAAAATACACGTTTCAGGAAACATATACATCCAAAACGGAAAACTTATAATGGACAGCCCTACCAAAACATGGGAAATAACAATAGATGATAACGGTGTATTAACAACCACAGAGGTTGTTTAAATGTTTCTGAATTTCTAATACCTAACTAGTTTAGTTCTCTTTTTTAATAATAAAAATTTATTAGTAAAAAATTACAATTACTATAAATAATATGGTAATTTACAATGGAGAGAAACACGATGCAACTTTACATTAGCAAGGCATATTACAGCAAACAAAATAAAAAACAAGATAACATGAATGTGTTCTTGGTGTTAAACGAAGAAGAAAGAGACCGAATTAAAAAGAAATACATACAACTGATAAGTCATATCATAAACAATGGCTTCCCATTGAATTGGAACAGTTACGATGATGAAATGATTGAGTTTATACCAAAGATGTTCAATTATCATTCCAAGAGAAAGGATTGTATGATGTTGGACCCAACATTAACACAAACCAAGAAGCTTGATAGGATGCTGAAAAAAATACCCGGTATAGATGGAAACTTTATAGATTGGGCAGAACTAGATGCTGAAGAAAAATTTTCTGAACCGTCAAAGATGAAAAAGATAATGGACAAAAAGAGAAAACTAAAGTCTGATTTTGATAAAAAAGAAGTTCTTATTGAGTCTAGAAAAAGTTTTACGGAAGACATAATATCTTTTTAAAAACAATACAATTGCATAAATAAACATGTAAAACAAAAAGAAGTGCCAAGCACTTCTTTTTTTCTATTCGACTTATAATAAATAATAAGACATTAGACGAAAACAAGATGTTAACACAAAATCCAACACACGTAGAAGCGGTTCTTAATGACCAAATAAACCATATTTGTGTCCTTAACGACAAAACTAGTGTATACGCTAAAAATATACGTCGTTTACACAACAGAGTATTAAGATCACAAAAAATTAATAAAAATAACTGCAACAGATACGAATTAATTTTACAAAAAACAACAGAACTGGAAAAACTTGTTAAGGAAAAATTTGGATAATGGATATTTTGAATAGTGACACTGCACATTTAATATACCTTGTAATAGGAATACTAGTAGGAATGTCCAGTTTAATAGGAATGGCGTGGAAAAAAATAAAAAATTCAATATCAAGTTATCTGATTATATTGTTAGATGCGCAAATCGCTAACTCTTTAAAAACAACAGCAACTTCTCTTACATCCCTAGAGAAACAACATTTTGAAATACAAAAAGAAACCGCCATCATCAAACAAAAACAAGATGCGCTAGAAAAATATTTAGACAAAACTTCTCAAGATGCTAACGATATATCAAAAAAGATCGATAACATCTATAACATTCTTATTGAATTTAATAACAGATAAATAGATTACACACATACACAAAACCCTAACAGTCAGCGACTAGAGGATTGAAAATGCCAGAAATACAAATACCATTAGAAGAAGAATGGCCCCAATGGGCCGTAGACGCTTTTATTCATGAAGGAAAGATAGCATACAAAAATGAATCTGGACAAGTACGTTACAAAAACGGTAAGTTTGTAAAAGGATACTCCGGTAATAAAGGAGGAGTTTCTTCTAATCATGCTCAACAGATTCTTAGAGTACGCTCAATGTGTCTAGATGCATTGGAGAATAAAGGTCTGCCTAGAATAATAAAAGAATTGTCTAACAAAGAACTATCTGCAAAAGATCTTGTATCTATAGTGAAGTTTTTAGCGGAACAATCTATGCCAAAACAGATACAGGATATTTCTGAAACACCTAGTGATATACCTAGAATTATTATTACAAAAGAAGCTTTCGATAGGGCGGAAGAACTTGACAAACAGTATCTAGAACAGTCCGAGGATTCAGGAAACTCTGGATAATGAATGGGTACAACGTACTATTAAGCCCCACAGAGACCCTGAGACACCTCTCAGGCTATCAGGTAGAAGTATTACTATCTAAGGCTAGGGTAAGAGTCTTACTAAATTCTAGACAGTCTGGTAAGACGACAGTACTTAGGGCTATTGTTTATAAAGAAGCACTTGAAGAAAAGAAAGACATACTTGTTTTTGCTGTTACTCATAGACAGGTAAAGTACAACCTATGGAAAGTAATGTTTGAAGGATCTGATCCTATTTTTCCTCAATCACTTATAAAAAATATCAACCGTTCTGATATGTATGTCGAACTAATAAACGGTTCAACCATAAGATGTTCTGGTCTCGAAAATGTTGACGCTACACTCGGTTCTACAGCAGATTTAGCTATATTTGACGAAGCACAATCTTTATCCGAAGATTCAATAAACAAAGTACAGCCAATGCTTTCTACTCGTAATGGTAGAATGATACTAGCAGGAACCGTAAGAACCAGAAGCAACATACTTTGGAAATACTACGAAAAAGGTCAATTGGGGCATCCAGATTATACACCGGGGTTTAGATCTTGGAAAGTAACAGTCCATGATTCACCTACACCAAATAATAATCCAGAAATGATAGCGTTTTTAAAATCATCAATGTCACCTTCACAGTACAAGGCCGAGTTTCTTTGTGATCCAGATTCTGGATTTGGAAGAGTTGTACCAGACTTTGATACAATTCTAAACAGATCAGATATAAAACTCGATCCATCTAAACCATTGTTGATAGGAGTGGATTTTAACGTAAATCCGTATACTATGGTAATACATCAGGTAAATGTCAAGCAAGAGTTTTATCCAAATGGAAGACTCAAAAGTCGTGTTGAAGAACTACATGCTATCGAAGAGCTATATGTAGCAAACACTAATACGCAGAAAATGGCAAATCTTGTAAAAAACAAATACTCAAAATGGCTGGGCAATATAATTTTTTATCCTGACGCTACGGGATCTGCCAGAAAAACTTCGTCTAAAAATACAGACCATCAGATACTTTCAACCGTCGGTAAAATCGTTTGTGATAATTCAAATCCTACCCAGAACGACAGAATAAATTCATTCAATGCTTTGGTATGTGCAGCAGATGGAACAAGAAGATATTTTGTTAACCCACAATGTAAGTATTTGGTCGAGTCTTTACTTGGATTGACATACGACAAGAGTGGAAAGATGGATAAACACAGTAATCTGGATCATCCTTTTGACTCATCTTCATATACGGTTTATCAGTTATATCCAATTAGATCTAAAGGAATTAGACAAAAGCCATTCTTTGATTAATATATAAAAGTTAATAAATATGATGACTACTCTAATAATAAATACAAAAAACACTTTAAGGATAAAACAAAAATGAATCCACATTTTAAAGCATCAAAGACATTTGAAAATCTTCACGATAAGTACACTATTGTAGATGATGTATGGGAAGGTACAGAGGCCATGAGAAGAGAAGGTAATACTTATCTTCAAAAAGAACCTAAAGAAACTTCTGCAAATTATCAAATGAGATTAGATCGTTCTGTAATGGAACCAGTATTTAAGCGTGTAATAATGCAGTCTGTCGGTAAAGCTTTTACCAAACCAATTCAAGTTGATGGTGTTCCATCTTCTTTGGAACCCTTAATATTCAATGCTGATCAATCGGGCACAAGCTTGGAATCCTTTTCAAAGGATATTTTGAACGATGCCATAAAATACGGAATAACTTACCTTTTAACAGACTTTCCAGTAATTGAACCTAATTCTACACTAGCAGACGAAAGACTTGCTGGTGCATATCCTTATTTCGTAAACATTAAACCCACACAAGTATTAGATCTAAGTGTTGGATACATCGACGGTCTTGCACAGTTGATCAACTTTAGGTTTTTTGAAGAAGTTTCAGAATATGATGGTTTTACTACAGTTTCACAATATCAAGTGAAACAGTTTTCTTTTGATGAGTCCGGTAACGTGAGTTATACAATATGGAGAGAAGACAAGAACGGTAATGAGTATCTTTATGATAAAAACATCATAAGAAACATGAAAAGGATACCAATTACTCCTGTATATGCTAATAAAATATCTCCATTTTTGGGAGAACCCACTTTACTTGATCTTGCATACTTAAACATTCAACATTATCAGAAAACATCTGATGTTGATGTTGCTTTGCATTATGGTGCAATGCCAATGTTAGTAATAAAAGGTATGAAAGACCAGATAGATCCAACAACTGGTGAAAGTACTAACGAAATTGTAATTTCGCCCAACTCTGGTTTCCATGTTGATTCTGATGGTGATGTTTCTTGGTTAGAGCTTAACGGTTCTGGTATTAGTACTTATATGCAAAATATTAATGAATTGAAAGCGTCTATGTCTCTTCTAGGATTAGAACTTACAACACCTAAAGCTATTCATGAAACAGCAACAGGTAGGCTTTTAGATGAACATACTAAGAATAGTATTTTGAAAGTTATAACAATTGATCTTGCATCATCATTAGAAAGAGCACTTTGGTATGCAGGACAATATATGGCTGAAGAAGTTGATGCTACAGTTACGATAGACACTACCTTAACTGTTACACCAGATGCTGGAATAGAAAACGTATTAGCAATGGTCAAAGCTGGAATACTTACACCATCTCAGGCTCTAAAAGAAATTACCGAAAGAAGATTGTTGTTGACAAATCCACAAAACGATGAATCTATAAACTAATAATTTTTTTTTTTAGAATCGCTAAATAGTAATACAGGCAGCGCCTGAACAACAAATATACACATATAGGAGAAAACAATGAATTTAGAAGAAGTAAAGAAGTTTCTTGAAGAAACTGAAGATGGTAAAGCACTACTAGAGTCATACAAACAGCCTTTGGTTTCAAAGCGTGATGAATTGCTAGGAGAGCTTAAGACCCTAAAGGAGTCTGTTAAAAAGTTTGAGGGAATTGACGTTGAAGATCTTAGATCTAAAGCATCAAGCGTTGAAAATCTAAAACAG